TACCTCCTTCAAACTTTTTAATAGCTTCATTAGCTGTATTAAGTTGTGTTTCAAGATTTGTATAATCTTCTTGAGTAATTGTAGTCTCTTTTATTTTCTTTTCTATAGATTTTTGAAGAGAAACTACATCAATTTTGTTATTTTCTATTTTTATTCCTTCTAGCAATTCTTTTAACCAATCCATCTTTTAAATATCTCCTTTCATTTTTTACACAATAAAAAAAGTCTTTAAAGACTTTTGTCTAGTGATTTATTTAATTCTTCTCCTACTTTCTTTAGAATTTCATCAGAAACTTTATCTATATTAGCTTCATTTTTTTCTTTTAATTTATTGCAAAGAATACCTACATTGACATTAGCAATACAATTAATAAAGATTTGTACTACACAAACTACAGCTATAACTTGAGTTAATATTTACATTAAAATTACCTACTTTTTTAAACTTTTACATAATAAAAGCACCTACTAATTTATTGTTCAGTAAGTGCTTCTAACATTGATAACTCATTTCTTTTTTCAAATCGTTATTTTTAGCAGCTTTTATAAGTTTAGAAATAGCTTTTAACGTTGCTGATTTACTTATATGTTCATCTTTTGACTCTTTTATTATTTCATAATTATAAAAATCATCTAAATATATTTTTATTCTTCCATCAAGCTTATTTTCTTCATATCCATAACTATATATAACATATTCATTATTCTTTTCTAATAAGTTCATTAAGACAATCATCTTCTTCAAACTCTCCTTTCTGTTTAATTAATTCTTTATACCAATCATGCTTTTTCTCAGTCATTCTATGGGCTTCTAAGTTACTTATATTATACTTTTTCTCAAATATACTTTCAAGGTATTCATGTTTTAATAAGAGAATATCAATATCTTCGTATGTACCATTTATAAGTCTTTGCCAAGCAACTGACATACTATAGTCAGAATCCAACATACGTCTAGTTCCATCTCTCATTATATGAGTATTGTAGAAAATATGATTTTTAATTTGACCTATACTTTTTTCTGACCAATTTGTATTCTTTGATATTTTGGAAATATCATCTTTTCTATTTCTAATATTATCGTAATATAGTTCTGCTTCTTCTTCTCTTCTTATATTCCACTCGATATCACCTTTAGTATATTTTGCACCAGTTTGTTTACTATTATTTTTAACATACTTCTCATACCACTCATTATACTTCATACTAGATGGTACATAATATGTTTTTCCATCTTCTCCTCTTGCTGCTCTATAGCCTTCTTCATCCTCGAACCAAGGAGCTGTTGTTGTCCTACAACGACAATGAAATGGTGGAGCTGTTATTCCAACTTGATAATCTTTCATATCAAATATTTTTCCATCTAACTCTCTGCATATATTTGAAGTTCTTAAATCTAATGTAGCAATAATCTCATATTTCTCTACATCTAAATCATTAAAACAATCTTTTCTTGAAGCTGATGCAAAGAAAGCTGATTCAGTCATTATTAAGTTCTTAGCTTGTGACTTAGATACCTTAAATCTCTTAGCAAAGTCATTTACTAGCTTCTTTGGATTTTCACCTCTAATAATTGATTGAGTTAGCTTAGTATGTAATTCATTTACTAAAGCAGGTCTATGCTTACCCCAAATTCTTTCACTGAAGTTTAATCCATCACTAGTCCAAGGCTTAGAAATAACTTTATTTATTCTGTTAGTATCAAGACTCATTAAACTCCAACCAACGTTTACTCCTTGTTGAACATTAAAAGCTGTATGATAGTATCCACTTGTATAAATATCTCTCATTAGTTTATCAATACCATCAAGTTCATTTCCATATAAAACTTCTACTTGTTGCTGTATTTGCAGTTTTAAAGCTTCAAGCCTTGTTATATGAACTCTTGCACTAGCATTTTCTAACTCTTTCATCCACTTTTGATTTATAGCATTTTCTTTACCATATTTAATATATTCTTCTACACTCCATTTAAACTCTTCTAGTTCTCTTGTATTTAGCAGTTTCTTAGCTTCCAATAAAGATATTCCCTCATTTTCAGTGAATCTGTTATACCATATAAGTATATCTCTTTCTATATTAGACATTGCTAGTTTATATTGTTTTTCTAATTCAAGATAATATTTTATACTTTTATTATTCTGAGCTTCTTCTAATTGTTCAAATCTCTTCCTCCAATAATCTTTATGTTTCATCTATAACACCATCTTGATTATTAGGAATTAAATCATCATACTCTTTTTGAGTATCTTCCTGTTTTTTAAGTCTTTCAAGTTCGTCATTAACATCCTCGACCCAAGGATGGTTAGAAACAATAGTTTCATCTGATACAATTCCAGTTGATTTAGCTGCCATATCTATCTTTTCAGCTTCATTTATTATCATAGAGTGATTAAAAGTAATTTGAACTGTTTTATAATCATAGCTCTTACTACCACTTATCTTTAAATACTCACACACAAACCATAAAAGCTCTCTAATTGCTTTTTTAAACTTCTTTTCAGTCTTAGAACATTTTAAGTCAAGTAGTGAATATAAAAATTTAAGTGCTACACCCGATTTGTCACCTGTGTTTTGAGATTCTGGATTAACTCCTTGACCAAAGATAATTATATTCTTTTCCAATCTATCAAGAAGCTCCTTTTTAGCTTCAACTGGTATATTTATCTCTAGTTTATCAACTCCACCTCCACCATCTACTTTAATTGATTTATAGTATCTTATATTATCTATAAACTCTTGTAGACTTGTTCCTGGATATTCTTTTAATACATAAATAACCTCTTGTATTTCATCTAAGTTATCTGCTAGTGTAGAAATATTATTGTCATATATATCTATTAATGATTTATAGAAAGTTAAATCTGAGACACACTTTTCATTATTTTTAAAAGATATAAATGGAACTTTACCCCATCCCTGTTCTTTGTTATTTATTCTAAAATGACCTTCTTGTATATCAGTCATTTTTCCATATTCATCATATAAAAATTCTTGAATAAAACTATTACCTCTTTCAATAAAGTAAGTTACGTCATTTTCTGTGTAGTACTCAACTCTTTTTATTTTATTTCCATCTATATCTTCAATATAATAAAACCTAATAAATGCAACTAATTCCCTCTGTCTTTTACTATCCCAAATAGGAATTGCTTCTTCAGCTGGAATTATTACATATTTAAACTCACCTCTTCTATTAATATATGGATGTAACCATTCAACCCCTTTATTACTAGCATTGAGATATAGTTCTGTTATTGTATCGTCAAACTCTTCTCCTAGTAAGTCATTTAAAAGCTTAGTGAGATTATCATCATCTGCATTAAATACTATGGGATTTCCGACACTATAGCCTACCTTTTGGTCAACTAAAAGCTTATGGTAGTTGTTAATTGCTTTATTATTAACTTTAGTAAAATCATCAACCTTAGCTCCATCTAAGAGATAATATCTTCTCTTATTGTTTACATCAGTATTACCATAATAGTATTCTTCTCCTTGTTTATATTTTTCTGGCCTATGTTTTAAGATGTAGTGTTCTATGACTTTTACTAGGTTAAAGGTGCTCTCTTTTTTTAACTGAACTTTTATTAAATCTGTTTCACTTATATAAATATTTAACACCTTTACTTTAAGAAGCTTATTCCATTATTTTTAAGCTTATTATCTATAGAATATCTAAGAGCAGCCATTGCATCATCCATAAACTCAACTGGTTCATCAAGATATAATCCAGTTCTTTCATCTTGTTTCCATTTCCATTGTTGTATTTCTTTTATGGTATTAGTGCAACTAGGATGTACATGTATTCTTAATTGTTTCAAATAATCTATTTGAGCTTTAACACTTCCTGGTCCTTTTTTAACTCCTTTAGCTTTATATCCTGCACTCTTCCACATCTTAATTCTATCTGGTTCAGCACTATCACAGTACATAAATAGATTCTTTTCTAAACCTTTACTGTTTGCAATCTTTATGATTTCAGAGGTATCCATCTCATGTACATATATTTCATTACATATATATAACTCTCCATCCTTAAAGCCAATTCTAAGTACTACATTTGCATGGTTAAATCCAAAGTCTTGTGATAACCTCATATTATCAAAGTATTCAAATTCTGTAGGAAATTCATGTATAACATAATTTTTAAGTATTGCTCCACCAGTTTCTCCCCATTCTCCAAGACCATAGACTTTGTACCCTTCTGGGTCTTGCTCTTTTCTCATTTGCATTCTTCTGTAGTAAGCCTCATCTATGAATCTATTTTGTAGATAAGTACTATGATGAGTAAATATATCATCATTTTTATAGTCAAAATACTTTCTTTTTATCCAATGAGTAGCTGAAACTGGATTAAATGTAAATGTCATTTGATAGTATAGGTTAGGATTAGTTAAAATACCTCTTAAACGGTCATCTAGTATGTCTATGTCACTTTCCATAAGTTCTGTAGCTTCTTCACACCAAACCCATGTTAATTTTCCTTTCGAGAAGTTAATTGATTTTAATTTTTCTCTTTGTTTTGCATCATTAACTCCTCTGAAAATTATAGAGTTACCAGTAACTTTACTCTTAATTTCTAAAGGATTTAAAGTAGTTTTCCAATACTTATCAGCTTGTTTACCATAAATACGATTTATAGCTCCTGTAAGCTCTGCATACGTTGAATACTTATGTGTAGATTCTGACTTTCTAACTACTAATAGATTAGCTCCTTGATACTTCTTATCTCCTAACTTTAGTATATAGTCTTGTGCTACATTAACAGATTTTCCACTCCCTGCTGAACCTTTCATTGCTCTGTATCTTTTTTTAGTAAAATTGGCTTCCTTGAAATCTGGATTAAAATTTACTCTAACTATCATTTCTATCACCATAATCTACACTTATTTTCAACTCATCATCTCCAATATCATCTTTACTTAGGTTATCAACTTCACATTTCAACTTCTCAACTCTATTTTTCTGCTCCTCTGTAGCCAAATTCCAATCCTTATGAATCATTTCATCATACTGTTTAATTAAACTTCTAAGTTCACTCATAGCCCTACTCTGTGCATTAAGAAAAGATGCTTGCCTATCCCATGCAAATTGAAATTCATACTCTATCTTCTCACCATTTTCTGTGCTTTCATATTTCTTTAATTCTTTAACCATTTCTTCCTTGCCTTTAACATACATTATCTTCTGTGCTCTTATTATTGCTGCATATTGAATTGTTATCTGTTCCCAAAGAATATCAAATTTATCTTTTATAGATATTTCTTGTATTAATTCCCTAGTTTCTTCGGGTAGATATTTTGAAAAGAAACCAAACTTTTCAGCATTCTTATTACCAGGTGGACCAGTGGCATTTTTATTACCTATGGGTGCACCCCTTTTATTTTTAGATGCACCCTTCTTTTTTTCACTAGCCCAGTTGTATCTTTTAATCCATGACTTTAAAGTGTTTAAACTAATGTCATACTTTGCTGATATTTCCTTTTGTTTCATACCTTTTAGGTAATCTTGTTTTACCTTTTCTTTGACATCTTGCACATCACCACCTCGTTTGTTTGTCGTTTTGGGAATAAAAAAAGAACTCACTTGGAGTTCTTTAACTAATATAATATTTTATGTGATTATTGTTGTATTCCTCTTCCTTGTTTTTTATAAATTTTTCTATCTCTTCATTTTTTATTGTATAGTCATCTTTAAAATTCTTAAGTTTTTTATTAGCAAAATAAATTAACACAAAGAATAGAATTG